AACGGGGGTTTTTTGCGATTAGCGACGGATTGGGAAGAGGAAGAGGAGTATTTCCCAAGGGCTCGAGTCTATTACTGATTTATTCTTTGCGTAAACGGGGGTATCTTTCGCAAGCATGTCGACACCATCCGAGTATTTAGCGCAGCCCTCCGTTGAGATTGAGCTTGAGGAGGATTTTATTGGCCCGGACGGGGTTGATGTCTTCTTCAACAGTGAGGGAGTGGGGTCGATTGGCTTCGATCCGGAAGAAGAGCCCCAGATTCTGTTTGGCGAGAACATCGCTGACTATCTTGAGGACCGAGTTCTCAGTCAGATTGCATCAACTCTGATTCAGCATTACCGCGAGGACCTTGATTCTCGCGAAGATTGGTACGATACGTTCAAGAGCGGTCTTGATCTGTTAGGTATCAAGTCTGATAACCGTAGCGAGCCCTTTCAGGGGGCAAGTGGCGTGTATCATCCGCTTTTGGCGGAAGCGGCGACGCAGTTTCAGGCGCAGGCGTTTAATGAGTTATTACCGTCGTCGGGGCCCGTGAGAACGGCTATTATGGGCGACGAAACGCGGGCCAAGCAGGAGCAAGCGTCGCGTGTTCGGCATTTTATGAATTATTATATTACGAATGTCATGGAGGATTACACTCCTGACATGGATCAAATGCTGTTTTATTTGCCCTTGGCGGGTAGCACATTTAAGAAAGTGTATTACGACGAGGTTATGGGTCGTGCGGTAAGTAAGTTTGTCCCTGCAGAGCATCTGGTTGTACCGTATGAGACATCTGATTTAGACACGTGCAGCAACATTGCGCATGTAATACGGATGAATTTAAACGATTTACGCAAGCAACAGTTAGCGGGCGTGTATCGGGACATACCTGTTATACCACAACAGGGTAATGCTGATGAGGTACAGGGTGAGTTAGATCGGATTACTGGCTTTGAGCCGGGTAGTGTGGATTATGACTGCACTTTGCTTGAGTTTCACGCCAACTTAGACCTTGAGGGGTTTGAAGATAAAGATGATGAAGGCGAGCCTACGGGCATAAAAGTGCCATATATTGTGACAATTTCGCAGGATAATGGGCAGGTATTGTCTATTCGTCGTAATTATCGCGATGGGGATTCTTTGAAGAGTAAGATACAATATTTTGTGCATTACAAGTTTTTGCCGGGTTTTGGTTTTTATGGATTGGGTTTGATTCATACGATTGGCGGTTTGTCACGGACTGCCACTGCAGCGTTACGGCAGTTGATAGACGCTGGCACGTTGTCTAATCTCCCGGCGGGTTTCAAGGCCCGCGGACTACGGATCAGAGATGATGATGATCCGTTGCAGCCGGGTGAGTTTCGCGATGTTGATGCACCCGGTGGGGCGATTCGTGACAGTCTTATGCCTTTACCTTTTAAGGGACCGGACCAGACGTTATTTAATTTGTTGGGTTTTGTAGTTCAGGCGGGTCAGCGATTTGCCACCATTACTGATTTAAAGGTTGGTGATGGTAATCAGCAAGCTGCGGTTGGTACTACTTTGGCTATGTTGGAGCAGGGTACGCGTGTAATGAGCGCTGTTCACAAGCGCTTACATTATGCGATGCGTATTGAGTTTAAATTGCTTTCTCGTGTAATGAGCGAGTTTTTGCCGCAAGAGTATCCGTACACGGTAGAGGGTGGTGATCAGGCAATTATGGCGTCTGACTTTAACGACCGCGTAGATATTATTCCTGTAAGTAATCCTAATACGTTTTCTCAGGCGCAGCGCATTGCGTTGGCCCAGACGAAGATGCAGTTAGCAACGTCGGCCCCTGAGTTGCATAACATGCACGAAATCTTTCGCGACATGTACGAAGCGATAGGTGTCAGCGATGTCGATCGGTTAATGAAGAAGGTGCCCGACGAGGAGCCTCGCCCCATGGACCCTGCGTCTGAGAATATAAATGCTATGGATATGGTACAGTTGACGGCGTTTCAGGGTCAGAATCATCAGGCTCATATTATGGCGCATTTAGTTTTTGCGTCGAGTCCCATGATTGGCGGTATGCCACCAGTTGCTATGTCCATACAGAAACATGTTATGGAGCATGTTAAGTTGCAGGCGGAAGAGCAGGCGATGATGCAGTTACAGCAAGCTGGACCTATGCCCGCGGAACAACAAGACGTACAGTTGCAGGCTTTGATTGCGCAAGGTGTAGCGCAGGGTATGCAGCAAGTGAAGCAGATGAGCGCACAAGTATCTGGTCAGGGACCGGATCCTCTGGTAAAGTTGAAGGAGCAGGAGTTGCAGATCAAGGCTCAGTCGGAGCAGGCGGATGCGCAGAACGATCAGGCGCGTTTGCAGCTTGAGGCGCAGAACCAACAGTTGCGGGCAGAGCAGTTTGACAAGCGGCTCGCGAGCCAAGAGGCTCAGACGGCGGCTCGTATAGACAGTGCGATGGAGCGTGAATTAATGAAGCAAAGGGGTCAGTGATGGCAAGTGTAAAGATAGTAACGAACACACCGGGTGCGGCTCCAAAGGCGCAGCCGTTTGCAGATATTAAAGATCAAGGACGTATTCCATATAAGCAGATGGAAGATGTTGCTACGCCAAACACGGCAAAGGCGAAGGTAACTACGGGCAAGAAGCGTGGTATGGGTGCTGCGCTCCGCGGCTCGCGGTTCACTAATGCCTGATTAATGTGTGTACATTGGTCGCAGTTCTCTGGGGCCACACATTTTATTATGGATTATACAAAGCTTGTTATTATGATTGCGGGTATGACAGACCCGCACACTTGTGGTATGACAAAAGATATGCGGTGGGACCCGACTACATATGCCCTGCGAGGTTTTATGAGTAATGATAGAGATAGGGGTCGCCATTGCGGGAGCGCAAGCCGCTTATAAATTTATGAAAGCTGGCGTTAGTGTTGGACGTGATTTACAGGATATGGGCCAACAGTTACAACAGTGGGCGGGCTGCATGGCTGAGATTGATCAAGCTGAAAAGATGGTTGAAAAGCCCCCATGGTACAAAGCTTTGGGTGGCGGTGTGCAAGCTCAAGCCATGGAAGTATTTCTCGCTCGCAAGCAGGCGCAAAAAATGCGCGATGATTTGCGTCAGTTAATATCCCATCCTGCTATCCTTGGCCCTAGTCATTGGGAGGAGTTTTTACGAATTGAAGCTCAGATTAGGAAGCAAAAGCGAGAACACGAATTTCGGAGGATGGAAATCAAGCAGACAATCATGGAGTGGACAGCGGGTGTTGCTTTGTTTATTGTTTTAACTGGCGGTCTTATAGGATTTGTTTGGCTTGCAACATAGGAAGTTTAAATGACAAACACTTTTGAAAAGATTCTTCAATACAAGTTGATGCCCCGTCTAATGATGTTCGTGATGACGATAATGTACATTAAGGTAATAAATTGGGGGATGAGTCTTGAGGATCTATCGACGCAACAATCTGCAATGATATCAGTGGTCAGCGGGGCGATGACAGGAACGATAGCCGTGTGGCTGGGGAGCGAGAAATGATTACATTACTTGGAAGCTTACTGGGCTTTGGAACGTCTTTTTTGCCAGAGGTATTAAATTATTTCAAAGCCAACCAAGAACACAAGCACGAGCTTGAAAGAGCGCAGCTTGAAATGGATCTGATGTCTAAACGCGCTGAACTTAAGCTCAGTATAATGGACAAAGAAGCAGACATAAAAGAAACAGAGGGGCTGTATAGGCATGATAGCATGGATGCTGGAGGTTTTATTAACGCACTTCGAGGTTCTGTCCGCCCTGTCATTACTTATTGTTTTTTTGGCTTATTCGTTGCCATTAAAGTAACAGCGTTATTAGCTTTGCTTAACGTTGGACACGACTTGGGCCGCGCTCTAAGTTTAATATGGGATGACGCAACAGCAGGACTGTTTGCTGCTATTATGTCGTTCTGGTTCGGCAACCGTGCAGTCAGCAAATATATGAAGGTAAAACCATAATGGACGCTTGTTTAAAAGAGGCAAAACGCATCGAATACGAAGAATTGTATCGGAAGGCATGGGACGCGCAACGTAAAAGAGATGCGGCGGTTGATCCTAGATTAAGATTGAAAGAGGATGAGAAGAAAAAGAGGTTTTTCTCTGTTCTTCCAAAAAATCGTCCACTTAATAATTTAGGAAGGCAAGTTGATCGAATGGCGAGAAATGGAATGGATGTGTGCAATATTTCCATCGCTTTGAATATTCCTGAGCCAGAGGTGCGGAGAATAATGAAAGATTATGGTTTACCTAGAGAAACGTATACGGGCATGAAAACATGAGTTTATATGAAAACATTCACAAAAAACGCAAAAGTGGTAGAAAAATGCGTCAAAAAGGTGCAAAAGGGGCACCGACTCAACAAAATTTCAAAGATGCCGCTAAGACCGCACAAAAATTTAAGAAGGGCGGACCTGCAAAAAAAGCAAAAAAGAAGTGATTTGGGCTGCAATTTTTTTAGTGTGCACAGAAAAAAATTGTATGTCTGTAGGCAGTCCTGTATTTCCAAATAAGGAAATGTGCGAATTGTCGATTAGTGCCTACGGGATAAATATCGTAAGGGAGCGTTATCCAAATTATAATATTATTTCTTGGCGTTGTGTAAAACTTTTTGGAGATGGGACAGATGTTTAAATTAAGCAGACGCAGCCTTGATAGGCTAGAGGGCGTCGATGAGCGCCTGCAGGCCGTAGCAAAACAGGCCATTACGCTGACCAAAACGGACTTCGGTGTAATTCAAGGAATGCGAACCCTAGAGCAACAGAAAGAGTTGGTTGCAAAAGGTGCGAGCAAAACGATGAAAAGTCTACATCTTGTGGGAAAAGCTATTGACATTATGGCATATGTTAACGGACGTGCCAGTTGGGAATTAAATCTGTATGATGATCTTGCAGATGCAATAAAAGAGTCTGCGTCTATTGTTGGAGTACCTATTCGGTGGGGTGCGGCTTGGCATATTGACGACATTCGTTCATGGAACGGCACGATGGAAGAAGCGATGAACGCTTATATTGATTTAAGGCGCTCTCAAGGACGCCGACCATTTATAGATGGCCCTCATTTTGAGATTCGTGAGTAGTTATTGTTGCATATTTACCTGATAATTCCTATAAAAAATTAGAAATATAGGATTTTTACAGAAAATGGATGAAATTTACGTTGCGGAAGCAGTGTTTCGCATTATAAGAGAACGGAGACAGGGTGTTGTTGACCTTATGCAGTATGGCAATGTCAAGTCTATGGAGCAATATCGCGAGCTCATGGGCTTTTTAGATGGCTTAAATCGCGTGGAACAGGAACTCAAGGGCCTGCTAGATAAACAGGAGCGAAGTGTTGACTAACGTTAACGTAAAAAATCTTTCTGACGCATACGAAGCGCCGAAAGTTCTTAATCCCGAAGCTATTGATGGATCATTACTGGATAGAATGCCGTCTCCCACGGGCTGGCGCATCCTTATTTTGCCTTATCGTGGTAAAGGTAAGACAGAATCCGGTGTATATTTGCCTGATCAAGTAGTGCAAGAGAGTCAAGTTTCGACTCAGGTAGGGTATGTTTTGAAGGTTGGACCATTGGCATATCAAGATGAGGAAAAATTTCCAAAAGGTGCGTGGTGCCAAGAACGAGAGTGGGTAATGTTCGCTCGATATGCAGGTTCTCGTTTCAATATTGACGGCGGCGAGGTAAGAATTTTAAATGACGATGAAATTCTTGCCCGTATAATGAATCCTGAAGACATACTTCACTACTAGAGGCAGAAATGGCAGAAGAAGATCAGATTGAACTGGAATTAGAAGGTGTTGAAGAGGCTGAAATAGAGCTTGACGCGCCAAAAGAGACGGAATCGTCACCCGAAGTGGAGGTTTCGGAGCCAGATGAGTTTCAAAAGGCGGAAAGTAACACACAAAAACGAATTGATCGACTAACAAAGAAAATGCGCGAGGCGCAACGCCGAGAAGAAGAGGCTTTACGATACGCAAAAAGCGTTCAAGAAGAATCTCAACAATTGCGGCAACGTTTCGACGCTTTAGATAATAATTTTGTTAACGAATATGAGAGTCGCGTCACCACTCAAATGGATCAAGCCGAGCAAGCTTTGGCTCGCGCTATGGAAATCGGTGACACAACTGCAGCCGTTGAGGCAAATAAGCGTATAGCTGCCTTATCCATTGAAAATGATAGGTTATCGCAGGCTAAAACTCAGCAAGAACAACGCATACAGCAAGCACAACAAGTCCAACAACAGCCGCAGCAAATGCCGCAACAAATGCGCCGCCCGGATGCTCGCGCAGAGCAATGGGCTTCTCAAAATGATTGGTTTGGTCAGGATGAAGCAATGACTTTTGCTGCATTTGGAATACACAAACGTCTTGTAGAGACAGAGGGGTTTGACCCGACGTCCGAAGAGTATTATAGTGAACTTGACCGGCGTATACACGATAAGTTTAATATGCCTGCAAAACCTACCAGCAAGCGGCCCGCTCAGACCGTGGCTGGTGTATCAAGATCATCTGGGCGCAGCAGTGGGAAAAAGGTTAGACTCACCCCTAGCCAAGTCGCAATCGCGAAAAAATTGGGTGTGCCGCTTGAAGCATACGCGAAGCACGTGAAGGAGTAAGCAATGACAGATACAGTAAAGCGAACTTCTCGCGCAAATGAAACGAGAGAGAAAACGGCGCAGCGTAGGCCGTGGGCTCCTCCCTCTATGTTAGATGCACCGCCTGCACCGGATGGATTTCGGCATCGTTGGATTCGCGCAGAAACGCGTGGTTTTGATGATACTAAGAATATCAGCGCAAAAATGCGTGAAGGTTGGGAATTGGTCCGCAAGGATGAATACCCTGACTTTGAGGCCCCGGTAGTAGATTCAGGTAAATATGAAGGTGTTTTTGGCGTAGGTGGTTTAGTTTTGGCTCGTATTCCAGATGAAACCGCAGAAGAGCGCAATGCGTACTACCAAGCACGTAATGCGGATCAAGTTGAAGCGATTGATTCTGAGTTGATGGCTCAAAACCAACATTCAACCATGACGATTTCTAAACCAGATCGTCAGTCTCGTGTAACCTTCGGTGGCCCTCGACGATAGTTAGGGTCGCCCTGATATGGAGAATAACAAATGGCAAATCAAGATACTGCCTTTGGTCTTCGTCCTATCGGGATAAACGGTGCTGGATACAATACCACGGGTGTAACTCAATATGAGATTGCGTCAAACAATACCAATGCCATTTACCAGAACTCGCCAGTAATTCCTCTGGCGGCTGGGGTAATTGATATCGTTGGCAATGCCAATGGTGGTACTGTTCCTGCACTTGGAGTCCTTATGGGCGTAGAATACGTTGATAGTTCTAGTAAGAAGCCTGTCTTCAAGAATTATTGGCCCGGTTCAAACAACGTGAGCGTTGATACGAACCATCCGGTAAAAGCCTTCGTGGCGGACAACCCAAACCAATTGTTTATGGTAGCAGCGGACGGGTCTTCTACAAACCGTTCAACAGCGCTGTCTAACATTTTTGCTAATGTTTCATTAGCAACAGCGACAAGTGGTTCAACAAGCACTGGTCGTTCAACGGCAGAGATGGACATCTCAACAGTGGCGACGACTGCAACACTGTTCATGCGTATAGTTGGCCTTACAGGCGACGAAGCAAACTTGGACTATGATGCGGCAGGCGTTAATTACGTTGTTCGTTTTAATTTTCACCACAACGCGCCAGTTGCGGCTTCTGCGTCGCAAACTACGTCGTTGTCAACAGGCATTTAAGGAGGGCTGAAATATGGCTATCTCTCGCGCACAATTAGCGAAAGAGTTGGAACCCGGCCTTAACGCCTTGTTCGGACTTGAGTATGATCGTTACGAAAACGAACATGCCGAAATTTTTGAAGAAGAATCTTCGGATCGTGCATTCGAAGAGGAAGTGATGTTGGGTGGTTTTTCCACGGCACCGACTAAAGCTGAAGGCGCTGCCATCAACTTTGACGATGCACAGGAAACTTACACTGCGCGTTACACACATGAGACAATTGCTCTTGCATTTTCTATTACTGAAGAAGCAATTGAAGACAATCTGTATGATCGTCTTGCCTCTCGTTACACTAAAGCTCTGGCTCGCTCTATGGCGCAGACAAAGCAAATCAAGGCAGCATCTATCTTAAACAATGCGTTTAATACAGGTGCTAACGCGATTGGTGACGGAGCGGCTTTATGTTCAAACGCACACCCATCATTGTCTGGAAACCAGCGTAACCTTCTGTCAACTGCAGCAGACCTCAATGAGACTTCTCTTGAACAGATGCTGATTGACATTGCTGGTTTTACTGACGAGCGTGGTTTGAAAATTGCCGTTCGTGGTATGAAGCTTATAATTCCAAAAGAGCTTCAGTTTATCGCAGAACGCGTACTTAACTCAAACTTACGTCCGGGCACAGCGGACAATGACACCAATGCTCTGCGCAGCATGGGAATGCTCCCAGAGGGTGCGGTTGTAAACCACTTTCTCACTGACACAGACGCATTCTTCATTAAAACTGATGCGCCAAACGGTTTTAAATATTTTAATCGTGCGCCCATCAAGACTGCAATGGAAGGTGACTTTGACACAGGAAATATGCGTTTTAAAGCACGTGAGCGTTACAGCTTCGGAGTATCCGACTGGCGTTGTGTTTTTGGTACACCCGGCGCATAAAGTGTGTTATACTGAGGATACTGATGACACTTCATTAGTACCTCCCTGTTGTGACTGGGGCAACTTCGGTTGCCCCTTTCTTTTTTTTAAAAATAATGTATGATGCAATTATCCCTGACAAACGCAATGGGCGTTTGACAAACCCAGACAGGAGATAAACATGGGTACTTCTACTTTTTCAGGTCCGATTAAAGCGGGCACCATTCGACATACGACTGGAACAACTCTTGGCACGGACATTGCAAATATCGGTCAAGTGGTTATGTCACAAACCTTTGCAGCAGATTTATCTGGTGGGGCATTAGCCGCATCTGTAACTAATGTTGTTATTCCTGCAAATTCACAAATTATAGATTGTGTAATAGACGTTATTACCGCGGCAAGTGGGGCGACTAACATAAGTGTCGGAGACACCGTTGGTGGCGCAGCAACTCTTGTAAACACTTTTGGTATTGGAACAACCGCGGGTCGTAAATACCCGACCACGGAATCCGGTGGAGCATTAGCATGGGAAGATACAGGGACTGCGGACATTCGTCTGACCGTAACGAACTCTGCAGCAACGTCTGCGGGTGAAGTACGCATTACTATTCTGTATGCGCAAAACAATAACCTTGGTTAATAAGAGGTCGTAATGGCTAATTCAGATGTAAGATCCAAACGTCTGACTGGTACAGGTGCAGCCTCGACGGGTCGCGCTAGGCTTCGTCAGATTCAGATTTTGACAAGCTCTGGCGGCGCAGGTCGCTTAACTCTTACTGACGGGAATGGCGGAAGCACTGTTTTAGATCTTGATTTTCTAGCATCTGATTCGCACTCTGTGAACATTCCAGACGAAGGTTTACTGTTTGCCAGTGACATACACGTTGGAACAGCGACGAACGTGACTGCATTGACCATCTTCTTTAGTTAAGGTGATCCATGTCGGAGAAAAAGCGCAAACGCGATAAAATGCCAAAGCGCAACAAGAAGAATTTCCGTCCCACTGATAAAGGGGCGGGAATGACTAAGGCTGGAGTAAAAGCATATAGACGAAAGAACCCCGGCTCAAAGCTTCAGACTGCAGTCACCGGAAAAGTTAAAAAGGGAAGCAAAGATGCAAAACGGCGCAAATCTTTTTGCGCTCGCTCTGCAGGCCAAATGAAAAAATTTCCAAAAGCAGCAAAAAATCCAAATTCACGTTTGCGTCAAGCAAGAAGGCGGTGGAAATGTTAGATAAAAACGTGACAATGTTGCTTATCACAACGGCAATAGGAGTTATCGGTGCTATATCTTATAGTTGGGCCAGTTGGACAACCGAAACGTTGATAGCCGTTGATAAACGAACAGAGGTAATGGCAACTCAAATTGAGTTTATAAAACAAGAAATGGAGAGATCATATGGCAATGTCACGAAGTCAGATGTCGAAACAAGTGTCCAAGTCTCCAAAGGCAAGTAAAAAAACACCGCGTGGATTGACTTATTTTCGTAAAGGCGGAGAAGCCTCAAGGAAAAGTAAGGGCAGCAAAATTTGTCCTGCGGGCAAAGCATGGGCAAAACGAACCTTTGACACATATCCAAGCGCATATGCAAATATGGCCGCTTCAAAATATTGTAAGGATCCAAACTATGCTAAAAAAGCTAAGGGAAAGTCTACAAGGAAAGCTTAGATGGGTGGTGAACTTAAAAAATGGCGTGATCAAAATTGGGTCAGGATTGATTCAAGCGGTAACATCGCGGGTAAGTGCGGTACTTCCAAAGACAAAAAAAATCCAGACCGCTGTCTCCCCGCCTCCAAAGCCAGATCCCTCACCAAATCACAAAGAAAATCAACCGCAGCAAAGAAAAAACGTGAAGGAAAAAAAGGCAAAACCTTTGTCAAAAACACCAAAGCCGCGGAAGTCAAGCGAGCCGCGAACGGTGGCGAGATCACTAAGCAAAAAGCAAAAAGGACGACCCCGGCGTCAAAAGACGGAAAAGTAGTGGCTCGTGGGTGCGGCGCAGTGCTTGCAAACCGACGTAAATACACATCTGGATCTGTGAGTACGTGATGCGGATAGAGTTTTTTGAACCGAAGTTAGAGCAAAACATTGTTAGAGAGATTTGGCAGTGGTCTAAAGAGGTTTTAGAACAAAAATCACATTATTTTGGTGGGTTGCCTGCCTGTCCGTTTGCAGAAAAAGCGTGGATGGACGACAAAGTAGCTTTGATGTTTAAATATGAAAAAAGTTATCAGTGTTTGTATACAGCGATTAGTCAATTTGATGATAATTTTGATTTATCAATAATTGTGGATTTAGCCTTTGAAAAAGAACCACAAGATTTCCATGATTATTTGTTTAATCTTAATCAATGTATCTCTGACGGGATGTTCATTGATAAAGATATTTGGTTAATGGGTTTTCATCCGCATGATGAGCCTAATGAGTTTGTGGCGGATGCAAACGAAGACTTTTTAGCGCTTGTTAAAGAAGAATATGCGATGATTTTTGTGCAACGTTTGTCGAAATTGCAAGAAAGCGCAGACAAGCTTGCAAAAAGAGGGTATTATAAGCCTTATGAAGAAGATTACAATGCTTTGGAACTATTTGAACATAGACATCAACTATACAGGAGACTGAAAGATGGCGATGCGTCCCAAAAAAAAGAAACCGGTAAAGAAAATGATGGGTGGACCCATGAAGAAAATGCGCGGCGGTGGTATGGTTAAAAAAATGCGCGGTGGTGGTATGGTTAAAAAAATGCGCGGCGGTGGTATGGTTAAAAAAATGCGCAAAGGCGGCATGGTAAAGAAGAAGTAAAATGGCAAATTATACAGAGTTTTCCGTTTCTGTAAAAAGCACCAGTGACGGCAATCGTTATTACATAAATAACGTGCGTCAAAAGCAATTAGCTTTGACGGAGGGCTCTGTATACCGTTTCGATTTATCAGACTCCACTGTTTCTGGTCACCCTCTTCGGTTTTCAGAAACAAGCGACGGAACACATAACTCTGGGTCAAATTATGTCACGGGTGTAACTTCGGATGGAGATGCAGGATCTTCCGGAGCATATGTTCAAATTACTGTCGCAGACAATGCTCCAAATCTTTTTTATTACTGCACAAACCATTCAGGCATGGGGTCTTCTGTAGAAACAATCGGTGGTTCGAGTTTTTCGCAGTTTGCTTTAAATGTTGCTGATTATATAGAAGAGGCTTTTGAAAGATGCGGTTTGGAAGTTAGAACAGGTTATGATTTAAAAACTGCAAAAAGATCGCTTAATTTAATGTTGGCAGAATGGTCGAACCGTGGTTTGAACCAATGGACAATTAAAGAAAGATCACTTTCTCTTACTCAAGGCACGGGCATTTATTCTATTGCGCCAGACACCATCGACATTCTATCTGTTGTTGTGCGTCGGGATGAAACTGACTTTTCATTAGAGCGTTTAAGTCGGGATGAGTATCTTAATATTCCTTCAAAAACGCAACAAAGTCGCCCAAACCAGTTTTTCTTAGACCGTCAAATTTCTCCAGAATTAAAACTTTGGCCTGTTCCTGAAAACAGCACTGATGTGATTTATTATAATGCTTTAACACGAATGGATGATGCATCATCACAAGATGGTTCACTTGATATCCCATTCCGCTTTTACCCGTGTCTTGCCGCGGGCTTGGCATATTATCTTTCTTTGAAACGAGCGCCTAATTTAACACAAATGTTAAAAGCCGTTTATGAAGAAGAGTTTGAACGTGCGATGACCGAAGATCGTGATAGGGCGAGCTTTAACGTTGTACCAAAGTACGAATATTATAGGACTGGTTGATGTCTAAATATGCTTCAGGTAAACACGCTTTTGCGATTTCTGATCGAAGTGGTCAGAGATATCTTTATCGTAATATGAGGCGAGAGTGGAACGGCTTGCTAGTAGGCCCTGACGAATATGAACCAAAGCATCCGCAGTTGGGTCCGTTTAGAAAGGTTGATGATCCGCAAGCTTTACGGGATGCTCGTCCAGAACCCAATTTAATCCAAGAAAGAGCCGTTCAACATGGTTTTGCACCCGTTGGATTTGCGGATATACCGGGAGTAACGCCCACGAATTTACTCGCCCCTGCGGTCTTAGTTGGAACAGTTACGGTGAATATAACATGAGTTTTACTTACGCAGAGCTTAAATCAGCAATTCAGGATTTTACGGAAAATACTGAAACCACGTTTGTAAATACTTACGTGCCAATATTTATACGTACCGCGGAGGAACGCATTCTTAAATCTGTGCAATTAGATTTTTTTCGCAAAAATGCCACGGGCAACATGACCAGTGGCAATAAATATGTTTCACAACCTACCGATTTCCTTGCGCCTTTTTCGTTAAGCTTTACAGAAAACGGAAAACACAATTTTTTAGAATTTAAAGATGTTAGTTTTGTGCAAACTTACTCGCCATATGGTTCTGCCACGGGTTCTCCAAAGTATTATTCTAGTTATGACAACGATAATTTTATTGTTGGACCCACTCCAAATGCATCATCTAACGTTGAAATTCATTACTTTTACAGACCAACAAGTTTAACGGCGGGA